AAAGGATTAAAATTTGAAATTTATTTTGCTTTATGAATGAGGTTATAGATTTCATTGCGTGGAATGAATTCACCTGCACCATTTTCGAGTTTGCTATCATCAAATGGTTTTGTGCGGATGATATAGGTATGATTCCCAATTGGGATCAGTGAGGTAAGATCAACAATTTGCACACTGCTTCCATCATAAGAATCAGCTGAATCCACGACTAGCGCGAGTCTTATTTCGTTTTGACTTGCCATTTTTTGCGAACAAAAATAAAATTTAAAAATTCGACAGCGTTAATCCGTCAATAAAAGTTAACAAGGTGCAATTTTTTCCAAACTCGGCAAATTCTGCACATTTCCGTTTTCAGCAAATTTTCCACGAGTTTTCTATTTAAAGGAAGCAAAGACACTCACACGTGCATTTTTCCCATCTTTTAAGCACCGCGAACGCGTAAAATCTTTGGTGAATTTTTCTTCTCTCATTTTTTTCAATCGCATTTTTTGCGAACGATTTATGAGTACAACTGTTGAAATAAGGATTATAATTAATGGAAAAGATGTCAATGTCCAAGCCTGCCAAGCAAATGCGTGCTGCGAACCAGAGCGAAGTTCAGAGAACCGAGAGCGTCGCTCTTCCAACCCCCTCTACTCCGGAGGGAAGAAGTACCCCTACTACTACCCCTCAGTCTGCGATGGAGAAGAAGAGGCCTCCTCACCCTAAGGGCCATCGTGTGCGTGATTTGGAGGAAGATGTTTGGAAGGTAATGGATGGGCAATCCTTTCTACATCTTACTGACACCACAAATCTTGCAGACGTATGGGTACAGCCAATCGCCGTGGAACCGTCAAACACCATGTACTCAACAATCCATTTCGAGCAGATTGTTGCAGGCCCGCATATTAAACGAAGAACTACCGCCACGAAGATGGCACTTGATGACCTTCTTCGTTTGCTTCATCTTAATGATTGCCTTCAGCGCGATCTTCAGCGTATTGATCGTATGACGTACGATGCATGGCTTGCAGAGAAGACCGCTGCTTTCATAAAGCAGCATGGAATTCTGGATTCTACTAATCGTTCGAAGCTATGCCAGTACATTATTACCGAAGATTCTGAATTTAATTTCAGCCCTTCGTTTATTCGTGATTCTGCATTTTTCTTTAGGAAAATCAGTTATCACAGCTACAAGGCAAAAGGTGATGTTGTAGAAAAATACATTAATCCTTCAATGGTGAAATGTTGTGCAACGAGGGGATCTTTTGAATATATGATTGAAGGACGTCTTTTCCCGCTCCCACCCGAATGGTGGGCGAGAGACACTGTTCCTGAAAGTCAACCAGCCCAGTGAGTTATTACGACACCCACTCGTTCAAACCATGTCCCATAACTGCTCCACCGCTTGTTCCTCTCCCTCTCTTACGCGCAGGCTCACCAAGCCCGTGCTTCACTGCCCATTCAGCAGCCTTTTCCGCACCAGGGATATGTTTCAAAATTTTACTGATAATACCTTCATCAGCAATCTGTGCAGCAATTGATGCACCCTTCTTAATCTTATCCCAACCACCAGTAGATTCAACACTTCCTTCAGTAGCCTCGGAAGTAGCAGACATAACAGGAGAAACCTGGATGATTTCACCAGAGCCAAGTGGATTCATTGTAATCTCACACTGCCCTGGAGAAATCGCAGCAACACCGACATATTCAAACAACAGCCACAATGCGTATTGATACTGTTCACGATTATGTTTTGGTAGAATGAAATCTCCCGTCACCTGGAAAACCATATTATTTGCATTTGCACCAGGAATCAACGGCTGATCTGGCACGATCAAATCAACACCAGGCTTCACGCGAAGAACAGATCCTGCACCTTGTGCTAAGGGACGAACAAAAGCATATTGTCCAGGATAATTTGCTTTCGGGCTGCAAGTATCATGTCCGCCCCACGACCAAAATGCGTCTTGACATCCATTGGCTTTTGCAATACGATATAGATCAGACACTTGTGCGGTATCAAGAATTTGAGTTGTATTTGCCATTGTTATACTTACATGCTGCATATATGCAAAGAGCTTATTAGAATCCCAGTTGCCAAATGAGTTGTTATCCAAATAATCATTATCAGTCGGATTTGCATAAGACGTATAAGTTGTCGGATCATTATTTTGATAATTTGTTTTCGATGGCGCACAGAAGATCCAAATTGCAGTCGGAATTTCGTTCATGGTGTAGACGCCGCTTGTTATTTTAATTGCTGCACCATTTTGCACAGTTGAAGTTGCAGGCAATGTACTGGGGCTCTCTGGGAAATTAGTGATATATGGTACGAAACGACGATAAGGAACAAGCGTTGTCAATGGTTTGTTCAGAACAGGTGGGATTGTCATCACCTGATAGCAAAGATCCACAGCATCAAGCTTAACATCATAAGAAGTGATGCGTATATTTTTATTGTCAGTGTTTAGAATATTTGCTACACGAATCATGTTACCAAGATTTTGCATCGTGAACGTCAGATCCATTGATGTGATATTATAAAGAGGACGACCGTAGGTTGCATCGTAACGTGAGGAGAACGGACTGCAGAAAACGGGTTCGCGCCAAACAACTTTTACAACTGTGGTATTTCCAACACGTTTATAGTTTTCATAAACAACTCTGCCACCCACTTGTTCTGCTTCTGCCTTACCAAGACGCACGATAGAGTTATTAAATCCACCTTCCAACCCCTGAGGTCCTAACATAGAATTATAGCTACCAACGCCAAGACGCGTTGGCAGAGAGGGACCATACTTGTTCACAGGATCTCCTTCCGCATCAATAGAATCTGTAAAAAATGGTGGATAAAGATTTTGCGTCTCGAAATTCAGCATTGCATGATCGTATTCTTTTCCAGATTCCATCTGCAAAATAGGTTTGTGACAAGGGCAGATATTTTCATAACATCTGCTTAACCTCCACTGATCCATATACCGTTCCTTCGCGCGTAGATAACTGAGCGGTTCAGAAAAGAAAGCGCCACCATTAATGTTAACATGCGCTTGTTCACAACATTTGTTGAATGGGAACGAATCAAACGTCCATTCAGAAGGTTTTGGCATTATCGTATTTGCATCAGCGGCCGCGATTGTAGTACCGGCGAGATTAAAAGTGATTGTTGCATGGATTTCAAGTTCAAATGTATCAAGATAGGCACGATCTACACCCAGAGTTGTAAGATTATTAAAGGTGACAGATGAATTGCTCAAACCACTCGTAGGGATTCGGTAATACTGATTCTGGGTTGGTGCAATCACGTAGTCATAAAGCGGATCAGGCTGTGGTTCAATCCTCGGATCGATATATTGAACTGTTTTCACAGTTGCCTGTGCCATTTTTTAAAAGATAATTTACTGTTTTTTCACAATTTGTTCTAAAATTTGCGTCACTCACTCATTAAATAAGAAGGAATGATTGACGATATATTTACGAAATACAAAAACCCAAGAGAAAAGGCTATTGTGTATGAGCCAAGAACAGGTACAGAAATGGAACATGCCACTCGTAATAGAGTGCCCATCTACAAATACTCAGAACTATGTGATATGGGACAGAAGTTCGGACCAGCTCGAATGCTGGCTCACATGTTCAAACGATCCGATGATAATATTATTTTGCTGCAAGATCCCGATGACATGAACTCTGGGCATTGGATCTCTGTCTCAAGAAATTTACCTAGACATCAAATCTATTTTTTCAGTACATATGGAGGAAAACCGGATGTTGAAAAAATTGCTTGGCTGACAGAAGATGATTTGAAGGAAAGCGGACAGTTCATGAATATTTTCAATGATGGGATGCACGATCTTCAGAAGAATGGATGGGAAATTCATTATAATGATTATCCTTATCAAAAGTCTGGTGATCATACAGCTGTTTGCGGGATATATACAGCTGCGTTTTTACGTTCTGGGAAGACACCAGATGAATTTGAAAAGGAAACTTTAGATATTGCGCGCACAGGCACGAATCCTGCTGTTGTATATTACGAGCGTTATTTTAAGTGACGGAATGATAGTTGTTTCGAATACATTTATTCCTGCGTACGAAAAAGCTAAAAAGCTCAAGAAGCAGAAACTTATTGCCACTACTTCTGCTGGAGATGTTGCATATTACGTCACAAGAGGACAGGCAAAATCTTTCCACGGAATGGAAGGAAGCGGCGTTGATAGCGGTACTGACAGTGATGGGGATAGTGATGATGGCGGTGATCCTTTCTATGATGATGTTCGATATGAACGTCCCATTAAGAGCTTCACAGGAGCAGATTGGCGTCCAAATTTTTCCGATCGTATGACAATGTTTATAGCTGGTACACCCGGTGCAGGCAAAAGCTACTTAGCAAAAGAAATGATAAATTTATTACCAAAGAATTATGACATTCTGTTGTTTACAGCGTTAGATGAGAAGGATGGCAATTTCAGTGATCTTGGCACGGAACGACTTTTTAAAATCAAAATGTCTCCGGATGTTTTGAGTAAGATAACACTTTCAGAGATACGAAAACGTGCAAAGGCTCCACAAACAATTTTATTGTTTGATGATGTAGATAAAATCCGGGATCCTAAAGTACAGAGTTTGACATTTGCAATTATGAACGATGCGCTTGCAAATGGTAGAGGACATGAAAAACATGATGGGGATGGAGATATACATGTCTTATGTACGTCGCATTCTTTGAACGATTATCAGAAAACAAAGTATACATTCGAGAATAGTAATTATGTAGCTTTGTTCCCAGGGACAACCCCTACTCTTCAAATGTATCGAATGTTTGATAAGTTGGGGTTAGATAAAAAACTGTGTCAGAAAATGATGCGGCTTGGACGAAATCAGGAAATACGAAGTATCATAATACATAAAGTCGTTCCAATGTATATGATCTTTGGTAATAAAATTATGCTTTTATGACGTCAGAAACTTGCGCATACTCACTTTTTACACCGACTAAACTACTGCACCTTTTTACTCCATAAAGACAATAAATTGATTTTTCTGCTTT